AAGCCTATTTCCACTGCCTATACGCTGGCCTCATTAAGGGCGTGCTTTAGCGTTTACCTATTCCGCCACTACCTCGTTTGCAACGTCATGGCAATGACCCCGAACAGTTTTCCAAGCTGCTCGATATGTATTATGGGTGCGGCTCCCCGGTCACGGATCATGGCACGCTCTCGCTCCGTTGATAAAAGACAACTAGGATGGTTTAAAACCATCAACATGGCCAGAAGATTGAAAAGAAGTTGGAAGGTGTCATTAACCTCCTGACCATGTTGACGGGCTCAAACCCGCCATGGTACAATTTATTTGTTCAGAATTTGTTTACCTGCGATAGTTGTTTGCCGACGACTATCGCTTTTTCATCTTTTCCTCTTTGGCTTCATCCCGCATGATTTTATAGCAAACAATCATTGAAGCTGTTACAACAAAAATCAGATAGATGTCTGCAAAGTCCATATTCATGCCCCCAGTTCTTTCATGATTTTTAAAGCATGTTCACACTCTAGTCTAAAAATCCGATCTACCGATTTGATTTTTTTCGGATGCTTATAAACTTTTATACTCATAGCGTCTATAGTTGTGACGAACAATAAACTAATCCAATGTTCGTTTTTATGGTTGATTTCAAGCTTCCATTTCAACCCAAAATCTTCTGCGGTTTTAATTTCGTTTCTCACAATATCCGCCACTGCTTCACCAAATTTTTCTTTAAACTCTTCGTAGTTAAAGTCCATCAAATCCACCCCTTCGATTTCCAGTATGGTTTCCGTTCTTTGATACACTTTTTTAGACTAATATTATATTCATCAACCAAAACGGCCTTTAAATTGCTAATGGCTGTTTCAGCATCTAATAACTCATAAATTACTTCTTTTATTCTTTCTTTTTCTTGTTCTGTTGTCTCACCAGGTGGTTTGATAAATGAGACCTCTTTAAGGATCCTTTGTGCTTCTTCCATCTGCTCATTAGCAAATTCTTCAAGTGCTAAGCGATGATGTTCTATTGCTTTCCCTTTTAAAACTGGTGATGTATAGCCATCACTAAATTCATAGAGTAATTCCATTGCGTACATTGGACTGTCATATGTAGTCAATGAAGCTTTTGCAATGTCCTTTTGCAACTTCCGGTGTCCATGTTTTATATTTGAAATTAGTTGAGGTGAAACGTTCAGGTCCATGGCTAACTGAACTCCCTCGAGTCCTTCCTCCTTTTGCAGCGTTTCGATTGCTGACGCTGCGTAAACAGATTCTTTTATCAACGAACTCTCCCCTTTCAATTGCATATAGTCAATGGTTTTTATATGCACCATTTGCTAGTAATATTAGATTAGAGACTAAACCACTTTGAAGTATTTCGTGTTTTCTTCCATCCACCTAGTGTTTTTCTCAATCCATTTGAACAATAGGTGTGTTGGAATTAGTACGCCTGCTTCCCGGAAAACCGGAAAATCGGATCGGTTTAAAAGTTCGGTACACTTTGTTGGCCCGATTTTGAAAAGTTCCATCAATTCTTTTCGTGTAAGCATTGGCGGTAACTGATTTTGTCGGACGACATCAGCTACAGCGTTTTTGATTTCTTCCCGGAGAATTTTTCGGAATTCTTCGTTCGCTAAATCTAAACTGACTTGAAGCATTTTTTCTCAACTCCCTTTGTGTATAGTGCTCGAGTAACAACCGGTTCATTTTGCGGTCAAGAAGTTTTGGCATAAATCAAACCCTCCTTTTGGAGAAATAGCCTAAAGGTTTCTTTACCTTTTGGGGTAATTAGTGTTTGAACATCTGCTTTTCCGTTTCGTTCCCAGTCTTTTAATTGGAATAATTCTGGAACGTATTGAGAGTAAGGTTTTAACTTTCCTTTTTGGTCACGGTAGACATATTTCTTTTTTAGCAACCAATTTATGAATTCGCGTTCCTTAATCATTAGGGCTTTCGCTGTATCACGAAAATTAGTAAGCAATTGACGATCAACAAGAGCATCAAAATAATCAGCTTTTGGCTTCATCTCTGCTATTTGTTCATTTTGTTTTCGAACAAGTGCCAACGTTGCTTTAAACGTTATTTTTGTTTGCTCATCAGCGTGCGGTAGATATGTTTCTATGAAAAGATCATCATTTGCGACAAATCCACCAGTTTTTCGGATGGTCGGAAGAACTTCGTCAAACACCCAATTTTCGAACTTTTCCGCCTCTGGAAGTTTCGAGCGAACAATTAATCTATAAAGATTTCCTTCGTTAATGAATTTCTTTTTCTGTGGTCCACCATTTGAAAGGACCTCGTAAAATGCGACCCCCTCTTTTTTGCAGTGTTTTGAAAGGGCGTCGTGAGGATTTGAGTAGCCAAGAATTTTGGCTACATCAGTTGCTGGGAAAAACTCTTTTCTATTAATAACCAACACTTCTAATTGACCAAATTGTGGATGTTCAAAAGTTTGTAACTGATTCATTAAATCGCCTCCTTAGTGTCATTGCGTGACACAAAATTATTAAAAAAAATATCGCCAATCGGTAAATTAAAGTATTCAGCAATTTTTTGCATGATTCTTGCGCTTGGATTGTACTTCATATTTTCTATTTTCGATAAAGATGTCCGCTCAATGCCTAAATAATCGGCAAGTTCTTGTTGGCTAATACCTTTTTCTTTTCTTAGTTGTTGTATTCTGTTACCAATAACAGTCATAGAAATTTCACTCCTTTGTGTTGTGTTGTGTCCTAACACTTATAATAATAAACAGTTTTGTGTAACTTGTCAACACATAATTTAAAAATATTTATTTTTGTGTTGTGGTACGCTACAATAAAGTAAAAGCGTGGTGATAAATATGGGACACAATGATTTTGGTTCATTTTTAAAAAAATATAGAGAAGAACACAATTTAACATTACGTGATCTAAATAAAATAACAGGTATTAGTTACTCTCAATTAGGAAAAATCGAACGAGGGGAAAACAACCCGTCAAGACAAACTGTGTTGAATATTGCAAAATCATTAAATCTACCGGAAGATGAGCTGCTAATTATGGCTGGCTATGTACCTGCCGAAGACTCAAAACAGGTTATGGTCATGGTATCAGGAAAGCAAATATATCTCACACCGGAAGAATTTAAGGTTTTTGAGGAGTTTCGAAAACAACAACCTGCTATTTTCCACGATCTTGCAACAGACACAGAAAAAAAGGTTAAGTCGCTAATATCTATGTGGGAAGCGCTAAAGACACAAATGGACAAACTTAATAACGAATAAATAGAGAGATAATAGGGGTCAATTATGAAACTGAAGGATTACTTAGTTAGTGGAAAAACAGATTTTTATGAAAGAACAGCTATAAAAATTTTAAAAAACATAAAATTTTCTCATCCCAGGGAAATTGATATCTATAGCCTTTGCGATCAATACGGAATGCTTGTGTACAAAACAGAAAGCGAAGTTAATGTCGCTTTACCAGCCCAGGTCGAAAGGAGAGGGATCATTCATATTCGCGCAAATGCGAATGAAAAAGAAGAGAGAGAATTATTAGCTGAAGAGTTCTCTCATCTATATCTACATCAAATTACTCAACTATCCAACAATAAGCCGCTAAAGGAAAAGATGGAATATCAAGCTTTTAACTTAGCCGCTAACCTTTTGATACCAACTGATTGGCTTATGAATGCTGATGTGTATCATGATCAAAATGATATGATGATATTGGCTTCGGAAGTTGCTGATGATTTCGGGGTACAAGCTGAATTTGCTTATAAGAGGTTGAAATTATTGAACAACACATATAAATTCAGCAGACAATATCCAGCAGTTGTTTTCGAAAAAACGTTTTATGGCATCCCAGAAGATTTCTTACCGACACGTATTTTTGTGATTTTAGATGAAGAAACACAATTTCCACTTGATTAATAGAAGGAGAGTCTTGAAAATGAGCAATATGGAAGGAACAATACCGTTTTACAAGAAAAAATGGTTTATAATTGTTAGCGCTATATTGATACTTTTAATCGGATGGGGTTTAGGGGAAAGTAATGCTAAGGAAACACTTGATGGCAAAAAAGTACACTATGATAAACTTGTCAAAAAAATAAAAGATAAGGAAAAAGAGTTAGATAGTATTATTGATGAAAGAGACAATATTTTAAAGGAAGTTGACGAAAATAAGGATCTTATTGAAGCAGCTAATAACTACAAAGAAAACAAACAAAACTTAGACCAAGAAATTAGTTCTAAAACTGAAGAAGTGAAGCAACTTGACTCTCAAATCACTAGTAAACAGTCTGAATTAAATTCGTTAACTGGGAAGATACAAGAAACAGGTGATGCTCCAAAAGAACTTCCGGCAGGTACATTCGTAGTAGGTAAAGATATTCCAGCTGGAAGATATAAAGTATTGCCAGTTGGCAGAGGTAGTAATTTCGTAGTTTATGATGAAAATGGTAATAATGTAGTTAATACCATTGTAAGTTCCGTAGAAGGTCATGGTGTTCCTGAATATATTACATATTTGTTCGACAATTATATTATTGAAGCAAGTTCACCATTTCAATATGTACCGGTAAAATAAAATAAATTTGGCCGCGCAAAGTAAACCAAGTTATAAAACTACTGGAGGTGGATGAAGCATGGGTTTTAGATTCCGTAAAAGTATCAAGGTTGCACCTGGAGTTAGATTAAATGTTGGCAAGAAAGGTGTGGGTATTTCGGCTGGCGGAAAAGGTTTTCGTGTCAGCACAAGTAGCCGAGGGACAACCATGAGTGTAGGGATTCCTGGTAGTGGATTATCCTATCAAAAAAGAATATCCTCAAACACTAAAAGTTCAACTAGAACAAATTACCAACAGATCAAAAGAGAACAAAAACAACAACAAGTTGAAAAAGCAGCAGAACTTGTTCAGATGTATGAATCACTTATTGCTGAGCTAACTACGGTTCACGAAATTGTTTCAGAACTGATTGAATGGAATGAAATTTTAACGTCAAACCCGCCGTTTAGCATTGATGAAGACGGTCCAAATGTTAAAGATCTAAAAAGACAAATTGTCGAGTTTAAACCTACTTGGAGAGATAGATTTTTTAACCGAGTTGAAGCAAGAAATAGAGGACTTTACGAACAAATGGACCAAGCGATAGAGAAAGATAAAGTAATTTATAATAATTGGGAGACTGAAAAAAATATTGCTCAAAAGGTTTTAAGTCATGATTTCAATACATGGTCTACTGTCATAGCAGACATAAATCCATTTGAGGACATAAAAAACTTAGGAAGCAGTATTACTTTTAAATTTGAATCTCCCAGTAAGGTTATCGCAAAATTAGATATCCATAACCGTTCTGTTGTTCCTACCACGGTACTTTCTTTAACCAAAACGGGAAAACTTTCAGAAAAGAATATGGCAAAAGGAAAATATCTACAACTTTATCAGGACTATGTATGTAGCTGTGCTTTACGTATTGCAAGGGAATTTATAAATCTTCTTCCAGTTGGTGAAGTAATTGTAAACGTATATGATGAAGCGCCTGCTGAATCAGTTGAAGAATATGGATGTATTTTGTCAGTATTATTTCCACGAGAAAAAGTCGAATCTATCAATTTTTCTAATATCGATTGTTCGGACACTATCGGTCAGTTTCAACACAATATGAAATTCTTAAAAACAAAGGGATTTAAATTTGTGGAGGAATTATAAATATGAAAAAATTACTCTGGGTATTTTTAATCATTGTCTTTTTGTCACTTTTAATCAACTTTCCGTTATTCGCAATCGGTTTAGGATTAGCAAGTTGGGGATTCTATGAATGGAAAATAAATAAGAAGCTGAAAGTTTCTTCAAAAAAACCCCTTACAATTTTGATTGTTGGAGTCGCCGTTGCATTAATTGGCGTTGGAACTACTGACACAACCACTACAAATGTAACAAAAGAAGCAGATGTTGCATCAAGTGTAAAATCGGACGAAGCAAAAGAAAAAAATGCAGAGAAAGAAAAACAAGAGAAGGCCGAAAAGAAAAAAATAGAAGAAGAAAAGAAAGCTAAGGAAAAAGCTGAAAAACTTGCAGCCGAGCAAAAGGCACAAGAGGAAGCCGAAAGAGCCGCAGCTGAAGCTCAAGCAAAAGCTGAACAAGAAAAACAAAATCACATTCAAAGCCTAGGACTTATTGCAGCAACAGTTTCCCGGGTAGTTGATGGCGACACATTAGAACTATCTGACGGATCAAAAGTTAGGCTGATTGGAGTAAATACGCCTGAGTCAACGAATCGTACTGAAACTTTTGGGAAAGAAGCAAGCAACTATACAAGGTCGAAATTGGAAGGACAGCAGATTTATTTACAAAAAGATGTATCCGAAACAGATAGATACGGAAGATTGTTAAGGGTTGTTTGGTTAGATATTCCAACAAATGATATGGATGAAAATGAAATCCGATCAAAAATGTTCAATGCTGATTTAGTGATCAATGGATATGCCGAACCTTCTACTTATCCACCAGATGTAAAATACGCTGAGTATTTTAGACAATTTGCTAGGGAAGCACGAACAAACGGGACTGGTTTATGGGCATATGGTGAAAACGGAACAACCAAAGGTGACTTTGATTCACAAGGGTCTACAGCAAGCAGTTCATCTGGTTCGAGTTCATCAAACGGTAATTCGAGTTCTTCTAATACTCCTAGTGCACCAAGCGCACCTGCGACGTCAGGAGGAACAGAACATTATGCAAACTGTACTGAGTTAACAAAGGTATATCCGAACGGTGTACCTGCCGGACATCCAGCTTATCAAAGTAAAATGGACAGAGACAAAGATGGTTTTGCATGTGAAAGATAAATATCAATTTGGTGTACATTCGTACGCCATCTTTTATAGGCTAAAATAGAACATACATTCCGGATGAGGTGATACAAATGGCATATTTTACTCAAGTGAAAGCAAAAAATAAACAAGGGTTTAAATGGGTTTGTGTTCTTGAGGGCCCACCTGATCCTGTAACTGGCGAGCGTAGACAGATAGCAAGAAGGGGTGAAACAAAGAAAGAAGCATTAGCCAGAGCCGAAGAAGTTGTTAGAAAGCTAAAAGAAGATGGTATTGATGAAGCTAAGGTTAAACATCTGACATTTGAAGAAGTTGCGAAAGATTGGCATAACGTTTATTCTCGAGGCAATGTTAAACCAAATACAATAAGAGTCCGAAAAAATGAAATAAGCGTTTTGTTGCGTTACATAGCAAAGGCAAAAATAAGTAAAATAACACCAAAAATGCATCAGGATATATTAAACGATTTAGACGACAAAGGCTATGCTCGAGTTACAATTGAGGGCGTCCACGTTACAGCCAATATGATTTATAAGTATGCAATAAAACATAAAATAATTAAAAATAACCCAGCAGCCGGTGCCGTTATACCAACAAAACCATTAACGGTTGAAGAAGTTGAGAATAACTCCATTAAAGAAAAATACCTCGAAAAAACAGAGTTAGAAGATTTTTTGAAAGCATGTTGGGAATATGGGACGTTTCAAGATGTTGCCGTATTTTACCTCCTTGCCTTTTCTGGTATGAGGTCAGGCGAATTGCTATCCTTAAAGTGGTCTGATATTAACTTTGAAACTAATGAAATCCGAATCACTAAAACAATGTACAACCCTAATTGCAATATGAGAAAATACTTATTAACTACGCCTAAAACCAAGGGATCAATTCGAACTGTTGATGTTGATGAAACGGTGATAGAATTGTTGAAAAGACACAAAGAAAATCAGGAAAAGAAGTTAAGAGGCGAAGATGAAGAATATCATAATGGTAATTTTGTTTTTTGTCATAAAAACGGTTATCCTTATGTTCAAAGAAACTTGATTATGTGGATGGAAAGATTGAGTAAACATACAAATATAACCAAAAAAGCCACTCCCCACATCTTTAGGCATACTCATATAAGTATGTTGGCTGAAGCCGGTGTGGACCTTCCCACGATTATGAAAAGAGTTGGTCACGAAGATCAAGAAACCACTTTAAAAATTTATACTCATGTGACAGAAAAAATGAAGAAGAATGCAAATGATAAAATTAAAAATTACTTCAAAGACATTCTTAATCATAAAAAACAGCAAGAAATGTGATTGAAATGTGATTTTTAATAAAATAAGGGCTGCATGAACAGCCCTCAATTATTGGTGTTTCAAGGTTTTTAACTACTAGATTACATCATGCCGCCCATCATTTAACACTGTTTCGGTCGTTTTCATTATGTTTCGCCTTATTTTTTAATGGTATTTTTTTTACGATTTTCATAAGTACTTTTTTCATATTTTTTCAGATGGAAACGGAAAAAATGTGATTTTTATGTGATTTTTTGTGATTGCCTTTATAATGCCTTACCTACTTCGGCTAGAAGGGATATAAACAAAGGAGAAAGTTGAACAATACAGTAACCTAAACTTGCGTTAAGAATGAGTGAAAATCCTTTGTCCTTCATGCCGATTAAGATTAAAAGTGCGTCGGATGTCAAAATTACACCGGAAATTGGTAAAGCTAAGTCAACCATCAGTTCGAGTAACGGGTCAAACGCATGTATTACTGCTTGTTTAGTCGTTTCTCCTCCTCTCCCCTGCCAGCCGGCATTTTTAAAAATCATTTGGATTTTGTCTGTATCTGATGACATTCCTTTTGTTCTGAGATAAGCATATCCTGCGAGTCCTGCCATAGCGGCTGTAGATAGTGCTTCAAAAATCAAATCATGCCACCTCCTAAAAAGTATTTACATAGTAAATATTTACATAGTAAATAGTTGCAATTAAAAAGAATGTTCCACATCCGCCAAAAATGGGGAACTTAAGAGGTCCGGAACATTCCTGTATCAATACTTTACCGGTACTGCTAAAAGAATATTCCATTGAGTTTGTCCTTTAGAATTTGTCCACTTAAAAAAATTTAAAAGGATTTTGTCCTTTTCAAAGCGAATTAAATAGTGGGACGGTGATGGATATGAAGTATAAATGTAAGTTACGAGTTATACTAGCGGAAAAAGAAATAAAACATGGAGACTTTGCTGAAAGAATTGAAGTGAGCAAAACAACAATGAGTAATCTGATTAACGGAAGAACTTTACCAACATTTGATATTGCCTATAAAATTAGTGAGAAATTAAATATGGACATAAGGGAGATCTGGATAAAAAATGATTAGATATATTCATATTGCCGTACACTATAGAGTTAACGGCACCGGGATATTGCAAAGAGGGGAATTTCCAGTCATGCCGTCAAACTATATCAAAGATGAGAAACGGGAAGCCGCAAGAATTGCGTATGACTTTATAGAACAGATTCGGAGGAAAAACTCATATAGAATAACACTCGAGAAAGTATTATATAACGGAAACGATATAACAGATATGTTTAAGGATCTGTTCTAAAAAAGTGTCATCCCGCCTGTTACGTTTTGCGGTTGCTTCGCTATGGTTCCGCAACCTCAAACATAACTCATTTTTTCGAAGTGCTTTTTAAACAATTTTGAGCCTTGATTTATCAGGTTTTCATGATTGTTAATTTGATAAATTTTGATATAAAAATTAGGTATGGATAAACCCAACATTTTTATCTTAATTTTTATTTTTTTTGCAGTGCAATGGATATAATTTTTATCCTTATTTTTAGCTTTGACAAAAACTAACACCCCTCACCGGGTGTTTTTTAATTCTATGTATAGATCTTGTAGCGCTAACTTTATAGCACTTTCCCTGTCGTCGCTCTCCCCTACCCCGACGATCTCGTCATCATTATCGAGGTAATCAGTAGCAAATGCCTTGTATGTATTGTCATCCATCCGGTATAGTTCTACGATTTTTCCTTTTCGCCTGAACAATTCTCTTTCAATCGGTTCCATGCTACCCTCTCCTTTCACTTATAAATTTCGACGTTTTACAATTAATTTCCTCTTATATAAACAAAAAAAGAGGGGGAGCAATCCCCTCTTTTTTTATTTCACCCTCAACTTTTGTCCCGGATAGATAGTGTCGCTCTTAAGCCCATTTAATGATTTAATATTTGCCACAGTCGTCCTGTATTTTTGCGACAATCCCCACAAAGTATCACCCTTTACAACTGTGTGATAAGTTACGGATCCACTCACTTTTAGCCTTTGACCAGGGTAAATCGTATCACTAGTTAATCCGTTTAAGTCTTTAAGCTGCTGTACTGTCATGTTGTGTGCTTGTGCAATACCCCAAAGTGTGTCTCCACTTTTGACAACGTAGGTATCACCGGCTTGTGGCTGTGGTGCTGGCTGAGATTGTGCTTTTTGTTTTAATCCAAAAATAACTGCCAATCCGTTTACATGCCCCTGTGCAATTTTATCTAAAAAGTTGTCCTGCTTTAACAAGGTGGCGTCATTAACATTGTCGATAAATAGATTTTCAGTGAGTACGGATTCCATTTTTGATTCTCGGACCATATGCAGATTCGCTTCTTTCATGCCGCGGTCTCGGACACCGTTTAGTTGTCTCATGATTTCTGCGTGTAGGATTGACCGTTTCCGGTTTGTTTCTTGTTTGCCGTTGTATGAGGCGTTATAAGTATACGACTCAAATCCTGTACCACCGCCAGCGTTGATGTGGACGCTAATTAGATAGTCAGCACCCCAAGCGTTTGCCATGTCTGTGCGTTGTTTGAGTGATAATGACGTATCACTTTCACGACTTAACTTGACTTGGACTCCTTCATAGTTTGCTAGTTTATCTCTAATTTTTTTGCTTATAGCAAGTGTTAAATCTTTTTCTTTTAACCCGTTTCCGACTGCACCCGGGTCCGAACCACCGTGTCCCGGATCAATAAAAATTTTAACCATTATTTATCCTCTCCTTTTTTATAAAATTAAAAAGAGCAGCGCTAGGGCTACTCTTAATCTTGTTTTGGTTTTTTGTAAGTTAGCGCTTGTTGGCTGTCAGTTAGTCCGCTTGTCGTGGGGTCTGAGACAATACCACCGGCAACTAGTACTAACAAAATAGCGTCAACATACTTTTCGTAATGGCCTAAGTCCATCAGCCCTAAGTCAGTAACAATCAAACCAATCAACGCAAAAACAGCCACCCAAAACGGATAGCTTTGTAAACGTACTTTCCAGTTAATT